CGGTAACAGTCTTAACTCCGGTTGTTCCACCCTTAATGGTTTTGATAAAGTCTGATGTTGCTTTAGGAAGATTTTTTATCGTCTTTGCAAGATTATCAAATCTTCCACCTAAAGTCTTTGTTGTACCCTTTGCGGAAGTCTCAATACCTTCGACAACTGGTTTTAGATTAGTTTTTAGATTAGTAGCTGGTGCACCAGTCTTTGCTAGATTTTTAGTCGCTTCACCACCTTCTGTAACAAGATCCAGTGTAGTCTTTAATCTTGTACTTTTTGCTCCGGCCTTTAAACCCTCGTCTAATTTGTCTAATTTAGTTCCTGCTTTTACGAAATCATCAGCTACATTAGCACCTTTAGCACCTTTCTTAATTACATCATCAGCTTTAGTACCAACTGTTTTGATGTCATCAGTATGTTGTAATGCTCTCGCGGCATCATCGGCATTTTTTAGTTGAGCAAGTCTAGCGGCATCATCAGCATTCATTCCGGCGGCTTTGAGAGCCTTAGCGAGTCGTGCGGCATCATCACCTTTCGTGCTTAGTCCGAGAACACTTTTCATTCCCAACCATCCGCCGGTAAGAGCCCCAATCGGCAGTAGCCATTTAGCACCAAACTTCATAAGCATATTCATTAGACCGCCGCCCTTCTTCTTGTCGGGTTTCTTTCCTCCTCGTCCAAATCCACCCATTTTGAGCTTACTAAATTTGCTATCTCTTCGGTCTTCTAATGCCCGACGATCCGCTTTAATTTCTCTTGCTTCTCTCCGTCTGTCATAATCAAGTTCTTCCCTTTCAATTGCAAGAAGTTCTTCAAGTTGATCGGCGTGCATTGGTAATGGTTCACCATCTAGCATTGACTCCATAGTAACATCAGATGTACCATTAATTCTAGTATAATCTTCTTCGGCTGCGGCTCCTATAGATTCTGGATCAATTGAGGGAGAGTCTTCGTCATTCTTTAGAAGTGTTTCCAAGAAGGGGGGAGAATGTGTTCCTAATCCGGTTATAATTTCTCCAGTTTGATCTTCTATTGCGGATATAATCTCTACACCACCAAAACCGGCAGTACCACCAACTGATACACTTCCTCCACTTTCATTATTTTCTGAAGCATTAACGGTAGGGGATGTAGCCGCATCTTCCGTTGATTTTACAATCGCATCAGATTCCCACTTAATATTATCTTTGTATGCAGATTCTTCATCTTTGAGTCTCTTTCTATCTAACGCTTCCTGTCTCTTTTGATTACCCCAAAACCATTCTTGTTCTGTTTTGTTACCGGCAAATCTATCAGCATTAGCTTTTTTCTTTCCCGCATAATCCTGACTCGTTATCGCATCTCCCTCTTCAATTTCTTTTTTATACTGTTCTCTTAATGCTTCGGCGTGAGCTTGTTCGATATCATTAATTCTTTCTCTTCCTGCGTATCCATCCTTAATTGCTTGAAGCATACTACCGTTTGCACGGGCGTGCTTCTCGGCCAACTCGACTTCTAAACCGAATATTTCATCTCTCTTTTCCTTCTTTAACCTCTTCTGTCTTCTCTCATACATTGCTTCGGTCTTAGCCTCTTTAGACCCCAAACCTACTTTCGCAAGTTGCTTATTAATTCCGCCAATTCCTCCTTTAACGACAGCTCCCGCCGCCATCATCTTAGCGAAACCTTCCATTGTTGATTGTGCAGGCATTTTAATTCATCCAAACAGGTGTATTAACCTCATCTTCAGGAGGTTTGATAGAAAAACTCGTAGAACAACCACACGTTGAGACGGCTCTAGGGTTTTCAAAACGGGGACCAGGAGCAGATAGGTCTTGTGACCAATCTATCTCTAGTCCATCTACTACTATATGACTCTTACGGTCTATTACTATGGGTAGACCTTTTGACTCAAACGTTAAATCTTTCTTAGCTGGTTCTCCAAATGTTAAAGTATACTCATAACCAGCACATCCACCACCTTTAACGGCTACTCGGAGAGGTACATCTTCTGACAATTCTTCATCCTCTCGAATTCTCTTAAAATTTCTTGCGGCTATATCTGTTAAACTAATCATTATGCAGTTTCTTTCTGTTGTTCCAGTTCACGTGCCGCCTTCATTTGATTCAATTTAGTTTTTGTCTGATTTAATAAAACAAAACTATTTGACATTGGATCTACTGAGGCTTTTGTTGCTACTTCCTCATAAAGTTGTCTCTGCTTGAGAGTAAGTCTTTGTCCTTTATTCATTCTCATCAGAGTATTTTTCACCTTATAAATATCTTCCATCGGAATTAATTCCGTCTGTTTCAATAACATTATAAATCTATTTACATTTATGGTAGTCTTTTTTTTATCTTCCACCATTATCTCCTTTTAATATTATCGTGTCTTTCTCTTTCTTCTTCTAACCACTGTCCTAACAAACGTACATATATGTCTCTCTCATAGGGGAGCATATTCTCTAAATCGTGGAGACTGTAATTGTGATGTTGCATAAGTTGGAAGTTGGTCCTGTAATGATTGGCCAACGTATCGTAACTTATGCAAAGCCGAAAAAATCTTCCAGCCCCTCCAGATGGACTGGTTCTTTATGACCACATTTTGAACAGTTATAGTCAACCTCGTGTCTTAATTTTGGTTGATTACTAAAAAATTCTTTGACTTTATCAAAGGAATCTTCTGTCAAATTCTCTACAAATGTAACCAGTTCAGCCTTTGCTGTTTCTTTACCTTTATAAACATTCTCAGCATCAAATACAAAGTCTATTGAATCGACAATAATTTTAAACATCTTTTCGATGCTATCAGTCTCACCATCGTGAACTTTCATTTCTTCAGTAGACATATACTTTAATTGGAATCCTATGTCATCCGTTACCATAATCTTTGAGTAATCTTGTTCAGGAAAATCAATTTTGATTTCATCAATCCTAATTGAATATTTGTCTACTTGTCCGCAAATCTTTCCGTCTTTTCCTTCTTGATTGCAAGTAAATGAAGGCTCAATCGATTCACCACGGCTCTTTGCTCTAATATTTAAGAACAAATAATCAATATCAAATGCTGGTAATTTAGCTCCATCTATCTTTCCATCAGTACAGTTTGATATGATTCTTAAAATCACATCTCTTACTGCATTCTGAAACTCATCTCCCTTTAATTCTTTTGCTCCTTCCATCGCTGTTAAAAGAATCTTTTCTTCTTTCACTAGAAATGGTCTATAGGACACACTCTGTTTTGGATCCGACGGCAATTTCAAATTGTACATCGGTGTTTCTATTTTTGGTAATGTCATAATATTATCTCCTATTAACAATTATGTTATCAATGCGGGGAATAAACGGCTATTCCCCTTATTCGTTGCTTCTTTCGTATGCTTCCTTCGAAAACGGCGGATCAAAATCCCTTGGATTGACTTCAACTGTTTCGCCTTGTTTTGTCTTGTTGTCAGGATCAGCCCACCATCCAGTACCTGGATCAATATGATTCCAATCTTTATAAGCCCAAGTCACATTAAAAGTTGCAACTTCTCCTTCAGATCCCCAAATATATTCTATTGGTCCAACATTTGTTGGATATGCTTCTATTAAAACGATATTCGCAATAGCACCGCCTTGTCTATCGAGTGGAATGATGTTAACTTGTCCAACATAATCGAGATAATAACTTAAGGTGTATACTTGTCTATGTTTCTTCGGAGCCCCTAAGGATGTTCCAGTAGCGTGTTTAACTTGTCCCATAATAGCAGATATCCAACCATCAAAAAATCTATGTTCCCAATAATCCTCTCCACACATAAATGTCATAGACGTTGTGTCCAGAATTAAATCATTTGCTATTTTATAGATAGGTCCAAATCGCTTGTAATCTATTGTACCTATCGTTTTACCAGGTATTGATACTTGTTTTGCTTTATATGAAAGTGGTGCACTGCCGCCTTTTTCAAAATCTGCTCCGGTGTAAAATTTTCCTAAGTATGTGCTTCCACCCGTAGCGCCCATTCCTTTGTGTCCTTGGGGCATATAGATTTCTATAGAAAATAAATTATTTCTAGCGAGGTCGCTTCCTATACCTAATACATTGTTAAATTCATCAACGTTCATTTTTTACTCCAAACTGCTCTCGAACTAGCTCCGACAAATCTCTGATATGGTAGAAATATTGCATTCTCCCATTCATTAGGAGGTGCTTCTAGTAGACTTGTTTTTACGTGACCATATAAGTATTTATGTATCATTTTGTCGGCGTGTCTAAGTTTTCTTATTACATCCCAAGACATATCGAATCTTGCTTTGTCTGACATATTTTCGACTTCGCCGGATTCAGTAGCAAATTTCATTAGCTTTGTTATAAATTTCATTCTCTCTACAGGAAATAGATAATGAAAATTGAGTCCCATAAAGCCAGCCGGATACACATCAAGCACAATAATAAGGGGAAATTTATCCCAGTAAGGGAGAACTTTTTTAAGTTTAGCGTCATATCCAAACGTGTACATTTTCCCAGGCTTCAGGATTGCTTTCTTCTTGAATCCTTTTGCTGATTCACCTACTTTAGCCTTGAACCACGCTACCGATTGTTTAGCTTTTTTCGCTTTTGAAGTCTTCTTTTTACCTTCTGCGATATGAACTAATTTCTTTGCGATTTTTACAGCCATATTACTTTACCAAATGGTCCTCTGTTAGTATTTTAAATTGCCACTTCCGGTCATCACAAAATTCTTTAGCCATATTGAACTTTGCTTCATTCACTTTCCACGTCTTCAATGCTTTTAAATAACGATATTTAGACTTAGCGGTCTTCCCCATCTTAGGTGGTCCCGTCTGACCCTTCGGCTTAACTTCTATTATCATATGATTAATCTTCCCACCTTCTCCTTTTACTTCAATCCAGAAATCAGGAAAGTATCTATGAACTTTTCCGTCAACTGGACTGACATATGGGATGACAAGTTCTTCACTATTCCATTTCACTACATTGGGATTAGAGTCAGCATATACCATAAAGCGTCTTTCCCAAGACGAACGGTATACTACGTTATCGACTGCCCCT